TTTAATTTTTATCAAATATTTTTTCTGTTTGTTCTTTAACAGCACCAACTATTCTAGGTACTACCTCACTTAACTCTGCACCTTCTTGATAATTTATATCCATATTTAATGCCTCACTATATGTATCACTTAATTTTTTAAATTTTTTATTTAGTGTTATTAACTTTTTATCTCTTTTTTCTTCGTCAATTGCACCCCTATTAAAGTCAGCATACACAGCTCTTATTTGTTCTTCTATACCTTTTAATCTTCTTCTATATTCAAAACCTTTTATAGTTCTTAATCTACTTATATCTGCCTCTTCAATCTTTACACCTACAGTATTTAAAAATGCTAATAGTTCTGATTCACTTCTTGCTAACACAGATTTATCTGTTCTAGCTTTTTTTATTCTTTCTGTAGAGTATGACCCTGGTATAAAAGGAAAATTAGGTATTAATTTTTTTAATGCAAATTTAGATCTAATAGAAAAATCATCAAACTCAGATATACCTTGACCTTTTATTTTGTCACCTCTAAATAAATCAAAACCTAACATAGGGAAAAGAACTTCTCCAGCTATACCAAAATTCATTTGTAGAGGCTGTGGAACTAAAGGTATTGTTCCAGAATTTAAATCAAATATATCTCCACCTGGTACATACCTAGTTACATTAACATATCTAGCCTTATCTGTAGTAGGAATTTTTATATTTTTATGTGGTAAAAAAGGTAGCCCACCTATTTTACCTTGTAGTTGTTCTGCCATAGCTGCACGTTCTGCATCTGGATCACCTTCACCTAGTATCTCACCTAAGTTATTTAACGTATAACCTAAAACTGCATACTTAGCAAACTTCCAAGGTCGTACTACAGCTGTTTCTGCAAGTATTGGTATAACTCTATATGTATAAGCTAAGAAAGGTGTAGGTAATGATCTTAGTGCATTTATTCCTGGTGCTTGAATATTGTAATCAATAAAAGATTTTCTTGCATCTTGTGCAGCTCTTGCTGCATTATAGCCTTTATTTTTTCTATCCATGTATAGAGCAAGTCTAAATATAGAATCTTCTAAAGCATAATAATCAGATAATTTTTGTAGTCCAAATTTATTTTTTTTAATTAGATCTTTGTATATAAAGTCTGACATATTAGTAGCATTTTCAAAAACATTTTTCTTTGGATCTGTTTTGTAATAAGCTGGTATTACTTTATCTGGATCTAAAAAACCACCTGCTAATTCTTGTTTTACATAGTTACTAGAGAATACTCCAAGATTACTTGCTTCTTCTAATATTTTAACAGACTTACCTTTGCTTTGATCATTAAATGCTTTTACTGCTGCTGGTAGTAAACTAGCACTACCATCAACTAAATCTAATAAAACTAAATTACTAACTATATTGTTTACATGAACAGTAGGGTTCCATGCAGTTTTACTAGCTTTCCAAATTTGATTTAAATTTCTATAAAGTTTAAACGCAGGTTTACTAGGGCCTTCTGCAATTTTATTTATTTGAAAAATATTTTCATATACTTCTCTAGGTATAAATTTACCTGCTAACTCACCATATGTTTTTTGTATAGTGCCTGTTCTTATAGTGCTAGGAACTTCTACTAAATCAAGTTTTAATATTTCTTCAGCTGTAGGTGTGGTTTTAGTAAAAGTTTGTGCAGCTATATCAGCGTAAAATTTATATCTAGGTAAAGTTTGTGCCATTAATCTACCAGTTTCCATGATAGCAAATGCACCATCTTCTATTTCAGTCATACCTAGACGTTCTTGTTTTGTGTATTCCCATCTAGCAGTCAGTAAAGGTTCATCACCTTTACCAGCTTTAATTAAACTTTTTACCGCATCATCTGTTGCTCTTATAGGTTCTTCAAATTTTTTAACTTGCACATTACCAAATAATTCCCAGCCTTTATGTTCGTTTACACGAATAAGTTTACCTGCATCATCTAATTTAAATGCTTTAGTTTTACTATAAGATTTAATCCAATCATTAGGTGTTATAGTTTCAAGCACACCCCTAGCTCTTAATTCAGATCCTATTTTTGATAAATCTTTACCACCATAAGATCTTTTAATATATCTTTCTATATTTCTTAACGCAGTTTCTTCTGTAATTAAACCTGCATCAATATACATTTGTGTTATTCTAGTAATTTGTTTTCTTGCAGTTTTAGCTATCTTTGCTAAATCTTTTGGAACTACATCAAATTTTATATCACCTTCTAATAAGTTATATAATACTTTTCTTTCATCAGTGCTTAATTGATTTGCTCTTTGGAATATTCTAAAAAATTCTAATTCAATTTTATTTCTTAAACCTTGTAAATCTTCTGTCTCTATTTCTTTTACAACTTTGGGAACTTTGTAACCATCAACAAACATTTTAGCTAAATAACTTGCTACACTTAGATCTTCTTCTACAGACATGCCTAGCACTTTAGCTCTTCTTTCTTTTATAAAATCAGGAACTTGAGTTTTCTTAGCTAATTTCACACCACCAAAACCCATCATAAAACCTAAAGCAGCTCTTGAAAATCTTTCAGTCATACCGCCTTTCTGCATATCTTTTGGAATATCTACGCCAAATAAACTTTGATCTTCAGGTAAAGCAAATCCATATAGTGCACCTGCTGCACCTGTACCAAACTCTCCAGCATTAGGCCCTGTACGAAAGTATTGATCGTATTTAGCTCCCATTTTTTTTGTATATGCAGCTTTAACGCCTTCTACACCTTTAACTACTGGTTCTAAAGGTTTTGCAAAACCTCCTAGTATAGTTTTAAAAAATTCTCTAGGGCCTCTTAATATAAAATTTTCATTACTATCTTTATTAGGTAGTAAAGATTTAGGTCTACCATCAACTGTTTCTATTTCTTTAAGTTTAAGTTTTTCTCTAACAATAGCATCTCTTTTACCTACACCTTTTATCTTACCCTTTTTTCTACTTTTCTTTAATGCTTTTTCTGTTCCTACAAATACATCTTCTTCACCAGGTAATGATATAGTTCGTTTTAGTTTATCAGGTAATTTTGCTATATCTTCATCACTAAATTTTTGTTCATCTAATAACTTAGTTACTTTTCTAAGTTTTGCAGCCTCTAAAGTTTTACCTAATAACGGAGATAAGAGAGCACCACCTGCAGCTCCAGCAAATGCTTGTTTAGTTCTTGTATCAAAGTAAAAACTATTTTCATCTACATAACCTAATGCACCTGCAAGTCCACCAGCCACACCTCCAGATAAAGCCATCTTATATAATGTCTTCCCTCTTAGTACAGGTATTAACCAAGTAGCAGGATCTAATATAGCACCACCAAAATAAGCTGCAGCTATTAAGCCACCACCTTCACCTTGTAATGCTGCATTTAGTTTAGCTTGTTGTGTTTTTAAATCATCATCCATGAAGAATACTTTTTCACCACCAGCAAATTGTGTAACTCCACGAATAGTATCTGTAAGACCTAATACAAAAGCATCACCTACACCAAATTCTGTATCTGGATCTGTATATAATTTTGTAAGAGATTTTTCTTTTTCATCTTCAGGTAACAAATCATCAAACAAACCTTTTTCTTTTAATTCATATTTATCATCAGGTGTATCTGATAATTTAAATTCATTCTTTATAGGCACGTCTCTTTCCTCTTCAGGCAAGAGATCATTAAATATATTATTAGTTTTAGGTTGATTTTCAAAATCTCTTTCCTCTTCAGGTAAGAGATCTTTAAATATATTAGCGACCATAATTATATATTAAACTTATCTAAGTCTAATCCCATTGATTGGAGTCTATCTCTAGTTCTTTGTTTTGCTGTATCTATTCTTTTTTCTTTTTCATCATCCGATAAAGATGGGCTATCACTAATCCTAGCTATTATCTCTCTTAACTCATTAAGCACAGTTGATACTGAAACAGCTTTTTCACCTTCTATAGGTCTTTGACTTTTAATATTAATTTTAGCATCTTCCTTAACACCTATTTCACTAGTGTCAGGTTTATCAAATTTTTTACCATCCTGTGGTACAGCTTTAGTATCTTCTGGCACAGCTTTAGTATCTTGTGTAACAACACCTGTTTGAATTGTATCAAATCCTGTAGGAAATCCAGTTATACCTTCTCTTTGTAATTCTTGATCTATATATTTAAGTCTTGCATATTCATACTTACCTTTGTTAAAACCTGCTGCTTCAGCTTCTTCATAACCTTTTAATAATTCATTCATTAAAACAAATTGAGGTGTCTCTTTTGAAAAACTTGTTGTAGGTTGCCTTAAATCATTTACAAAAAATCCTGTGAAAAAATTAGATGCATTGTTTCTTGGCACTCTATGCTCATCAAAATTATATATAGTGCCTCCCCCTTGAATTTCTCTTAGGGATGGTATAGAGGCTTTAGTCATTTGATTAACTCCTACTTCAGCAATATCTTCTCCCTCGTTTGGAAAAAACATTTTAGTCATATTTATAGATCCAAAACCACCTTTAAGATTTTTAAATTGATCTGTTATGAATGCATTATTTTCATCAAATGTTTTAGTTCTTTCTCTTTTTCTTTGTGTTATAGTAGATTCTAATTTAAATTTATCTTCATTACCTAAATTATTTACACTGTCTATAAAATCTTTAGTGCGTGAATCACTTAATGTATAGTTTGCAGCATCTGCATAATTGGCATATACTGGAGATAATTTAGTAGATATAAAATCTATATTAGCACTTCTCTTTTTTTCTTCTGCTATAAAATTAGGTTTATCTACATTAAAGTATTGATTTCTTGCTTGTAAAATAAAATCTCTATTAAGTTCATCTTGTGCTGCAGTATCTGCTACTTTTGCTGAAAGATAACCTGTAGCTATACCTCTAGCTGCTCTTCCAAAATCTATTGCCATTATTTAGTCTCCTCTGGTTTAGCCATTAACCCTTTTTGTTTTACTTCTGCTTTAATATCTTTTGCAACTTTTTCAGCTTCTACATTTAATCTAACAGCCGATCTAATTTCTTTTTTATTTGTAATATCATCCATAGACATTTTAATATCTTCAACACCTGCAATAACACCTATAGTTGCAATCATTTTCATCACAGGTTCTGCAATTATAAAAGCTACATCTGGAGAAAATTTACCTTTTAAAAATCCACCAAATAACACAGTTCTACCTATTGCTTCTACAGGTACACCTGCATCTAGCATAGCTATAATTTGTTCAGCAAACTCTGGCTCTGACATTCTATTCCATAAATGATCAGCAGCACCATCTGATGTTACATATGTTGGTGGGTGTTCCCACGGGTAATTACCTGGCTCATCTGTTAGTGATTGACCTGGTATTGGTGTATCAAATGGGTTACCTATTCCTTCTCCAAATTCATCCATAATATCTCCTTATACGACTCTTCTTTTTCCAATTACTGTTCTTGCAACTTTATATTTATCAGAATAATATTTACCTAATCTTCTATCCCATGCAGCGTACAATGTTTCAGGGTTTACTACGTCTGCATAACCTTTAGCACTGCCTGACATTCCAGGCCTAGTAGGGCCTATCGCAAATTTTGAAAGTCTAGGGGCTGCTACTGCTGTATCTATCAATTGAAACTTACCACCGCCACCTTCTCGTGTAAATAAACTATCTGTTACATCAGTTACTACATCTGTTACACCTGTAGGTATATTTAGTGTTCTTCCTACCCAATTTACTGCCCCCTTAGTTGCTTTTTTTAATATATCTCTAATCATTGTTACTCCTATAAATCAAATCCAAATTTACCAATCAATTGATATAATGCATCTTTAGATGCTTGATCTTGTAACTCAAAAGCTGTAGATCTTTCCATAGCTGCCATAGCTAAATTATGATTTCTATTTTCCATATTCTCTGAAGAAGTATTAACCCAAGATGCTTCATCTCTCCATTGTTGCCATAGTGATGATAGGGCCCAGTTAGATAGGTTTAATATATTTTGAGCATTAGCTTGGTTAGCAGCATTTACTGCAGCTGTGTTAGCTGTATTGATTGCTCTTCTCCAGACTACATTTGATTGGTCTATTTCTTTTTGATTATTAACATTAAATTGTTGTCTTTGATTCTCTAGTGTTGCATTGTATTGATTTAAACTAGCTTCTCTTTTTGCATTAGCTTCGTTTACTGCAATAGTATTTTGTGCATTCAATGCATTAATTTTACTTGTCTCTGCTTCTGCAAATTTATTCATTGCATCTAATCTAGCAGAATTTTGTTCAGATATAGTTGCACTTAGTTTGTCATAAAATTGATTGACTTGATTTTGACTAGATGCATTAAATTGAAATGCAGCATTTGCAGCTGCTTGATCTGATAATAAAAATGTTTGTCTTGTTTGTAGGTTTGCTAAATTAACTTGTTGTTTATTAGACAAATTAGCCATATCCATTTTAAGATATGCTTGTGCATTAGTGATATTTGCTTGCTGATTATTAGACAAGTTTTGAAATATCATCTGCTTATATGTAGCAGCATCAGCTGCAGCTATTGGTATAGCAGATTGCATGATACCTTCTGCTAATGCTTCAGCAGCCATTGAACTTGCACTTAAACCTCTATTGGCCATTGCAGCTTCAGTAGCTTTTGCAGCACCTCTAGCCCATACTGGTAAAGGATTACCAGATGCTAAAGCTGTTGATACTTCATTTTGTAAAGTTTCTAATTGACCTTTTACTGTAGCATCAGATGTAATAGCACCAGTTGCAGCAGTCATAGGCTGAGATACAGTGCCAGTTGCAGCAGTTACTGTAGGAATTTGTCCAGCAACTTGTGCAGCTGTCATAGTCTGTGCAGCTTGTGCAGTTGGTGCAGTAGTTGTTGCAGCTGTTAATGCACCTGGAGCAGCTATAGTTGGTGCTGCGGCAGTTGTAGGTACTGCTGCTGCTAAACCTGTTCCTGGTGTTTGCCCCGTTACTGTTACAGCAGCTTGGCCTGGTTGCCCTAATAATTCTGGTGATGCTGCTTGCTGTAGCTGCGGATTAATAGTTGTACCTTTAGGTAAACTAGGTGTACCAGCAGCCAAACTTTCTATTAAACTTACGGCTTTAGCACTACCCGTTTGCTCTGGTTGCGTAGGTGCTACAGTACCCTTTTGTAGTTTTACTTCATCTGGTGTCGCCATTATCTCCCCTGTCTATTGTATTTTTTAAACATTCGTTTTTCTGATTTATTTTTATTTTTCTTATGTACCCTAGGTCTTTTTCTAGGTTTTGGTCTTGGTGTAAAATTTTTAAAATTAACACGAGCCATTACTATTACTATGGTTTAGTTGGCCATGTAGCATTTTTACATTTATCAACAGTATCTTTATCTGCAGGAAAATCTCTAAGCTCCTGTCTGTATGTTTTCATGTCATCTGACATTGTAACATCAGATAAAGCATAGAAATCAGTTTCAGCTAAAAGATTATTTCTTCTAGATCTAAGATCAGCTTGTGCTCTTCCTAAAGCACCAGCTTCCCAAGCAGCTTCTTCAGCATCTCTAGCTGTTTCTTCTTCAGCTGTAAACTGAACTCTTACGCCATTTATATTATGATATCTTGGCATTGTTTCTCCTTATTATTATTAATTAATTCCATATAAACAAATATCTCCAGCGTCTATGTTTCCTGTACTCATTTTAAATTGTATAGCATTTATTGCAGACGTAGTGTTAAAATAACCAGCACCAAAACCATTTTGTGCATAATTATTTAAATTTAATTCGGAAGCAACTGATATATAATGTTTCACAAAAGTTGTATCAGATGGATTAAATAAATGAATATATCCACTAGCACATTGGTCATTATCTGCACCAATTTGACCATAAGTTAATCTTTGAAAATCTGTTCCCTGTCCTTGATCTAAATTAGTATATTGCAAAACAGCTTCACTACCTGATTCACTATTAAAGGCTCTAAAAGTAGTTGTGGTCATCGTTGTATTATAATTTGATCCACCATCAGTGCTTGCTTGAAATCTTAAATTTGTTCCATCTGTAGCTGGGTGCATATTATTAAAAGTAAATAAATATTCTTTGTAAGTATTATCCAGAACAACATCACTTGTTCCATCAACAAAAGATAAAGTTGCAGAACTAGAAGCTGTTAGTTTTTTAATAAATGTCATAGCACCACTACTAGCACTACCAAAAGATGTTACATTCTTTACACCTCTATTATTTAATTTAACTATGCTCATTAGCTGTCTTTAATTCCATATAATTTTATAGTTCCACTATCTATATTTCCTGTTCTTGCTTTAAACTGTATGCCTGTAATTGCACTTGTGGTATTAAAATAACCTGCAACCTTTATATCTTGAGCATAAGCATCTTCTCCCATACCAGCTGATCTTGATATAAAATGTTTTACAAATGTTGTGTCAGACGGATTGAATATAAACATTTCTCCAGAAGCACCACCATCACTATCTGTTTTTATTGGAAGTGTGAGTCTTTGAAATCCTGTGCCTTGAGATTGATCCCTAGCTGTATCATAAGATAAAAGGGGAGAACTTCCTGATTCCATATTATAAGCATAAAAATATGTTGATGTCATTGTAACATTAAAGTTACTACCATCTGTAGTTCCTTGAAATACTAATTCTCTATCTGCTGTAGCATGATGAGTATTAATCCACTTAAACATATAAATAGGATATGTACTATCAAAAACTACATCAGAACTTCCATGAACAAAACTAACAGTTGAAGTTCCAGAAGATATTGTTAAAGTTTTAATAAGTGTCATAGCACCTGCAGGAAAATTAGGAGCACTTGTTACATCACTTATGCTATTATTGTTATACTTAACTAACGCCATATAATTTTATTACCCCACTATCTATATTTCCTGATGACATAGTAAATTGTATTGCATCCACAGCTGATGTTGTATTTATGTAACCAGAAACGTGAATATCAAAATTATAATCTAAATACCAACTCCCTGATGTTCTTGTAAAAAACTGTTTAGCAAATGTTGTATTTGAAGGATCAAATAAATGCATATAACCAGATCCACATTGATCGTCGTCATGACTTTGAGAAAGAATTATTCTTTGTTCTGATGTTGAGTTATCTAAATCACTACCACCTAAATACTCTAAAGCTGGATCACTTCCATCTTCTTTATGTTGTGCTCTATAAAGTGAAGTTGTTGCTGCTACTCCATAACTTGACCCACCATCAGTTGAAAAATCCATATAAAAATGTGTGTTGTCAATAGATCCATGAATATTTATAAATTTAAAAATATATTCTTTATAGGTAGAATCTAATCCAGTAGTAAAACTTATAGCAGAACTAGAACTGGCAGTTTGAGTAGAGATAAGGTTTAATGATCCTCCACCGACACCACTGGGTGTACTTGTGATTGCCGACATGGAGTTGTTGTTAGCAAACTTGAGTGCCATGGGTTACTCCTTTGGATATTTATCTTTGACTGCCTTAATAGTAGTTTTCCAACCATCTACCCCATTGTGATATATATCATCTAATTGATCTACAATCGATGGATACTCTGCTGCTCTATCTCTTTGATATTTATTATTATTATAAGCAGTTTTTAATTCAGTTTGTTTTGCTAAAATTTGATCGTTAGTAATATTAGTTGGATTACCATCATACCAAGTAATTTTATTAATATCATCATTATCAACACTTACTTGTGCATCTGATTTAATTGCTAATATTGATTGTGTTATATCTGTCATTATGCTAAAATCTCCATTGCTGTAATTGATGAAGCACCTCTAGTGTAATAATATAAATCACTATCAGTATGAGGTCTATTTAAATATGCTGTATCATTTTGAACTAACCATTGAGCTTTATAAGTTACCTCTGAAGTTGTACTAGGACTATCTAAATAACAATAGTGATAAGAATCTAACATTCCCTCATCCATAGATGTACCACCTGCAATACCTCTTGCTCTGTTACTTGCAGCATCTCCTCTAAAAATATCTGAACTATCTCTTATTACTTTATATGATAATGAAGTATTTTGAGATAAAGATAAAGCTGCCATTACTAAAACTTTTGAAGATGAGGCAGAAGGTGTAATAGCCACTGACATTCCACTTATATCTGCAAATGATGTACCAGTTGTTGATGTTGTATCTGTCTTTGTAGTTTGAACTACTTGCCCAACTTTTCCACCACCTTTAATTAATGAATAATCAAGTCTTTTTAAAACACCTGCATCACTTACTAAAAATTCATCAGTATCAGCAGGTGCTGTAGCGAGTGCTGTTTGACCAGAAATAATGTCAGCATTTAATTTTGCTGCTGTAACTGCATTAGCTGCAATACTTGCAGTTGTTACTCCATTGTCACTAGGTGTACCTATGTCTAATACATTACCTAATAATATTATAAAATCAATTACATCACCTGTTGCTAAATTGCTAGCAAAAGTGATTGTTGAACCTGAGATAGTAAAAGAACTACCTGGTTTTTGTAGGATACCATTTAAACTAACCAGCATGTGATTAGCGTTCTCTGGCTCCACATTAGTAGATGCAACTTGCATAGTATATGCTGCTTGTCCATTTACTACGGATATAGCATCACAAACTTGAAAGTTTCCGACTACTGGTTGTTTTCCTATATATGCCATTTATTCTCCTTAATTAATTTTATCTTGCGTTGTTGGGTACACCATTGGAATTTACGAAGGGTGATTCAGCAAATGCTATGTAAAAATAATCTTCTGCATAATTCATATGAGAATCATCACTTCTAACTTTAAAACCATTAGAAAGAAAATCACAATTAGTAAGATTTGTATATTCTGATGCACTATCATTAGCTAATAACCTAGGTGATATAACATTATAACCCTCTCTTTTATTATCCATTATTTGCCAACCATCTGCACGATCTCCTTTGACCATAAGCCAAGCTGGTTTAAATCCTGTATAAACAAATGGCCCATCAGCATTTGCATTACCAACATATGAGCCACATTTAACTGCACCTTGTTTATTAGCAAAAGAATAAACTATATGTGTACCACTACTAACATTTACATCACCAGATGTTCCGATTGAAATTACTGATGTTGTTGGTTCTGTATCTTGCCATGTAGTTGAATTTGTACTTGCAGCATCATTTACATTTAATTTTAATCTTTTTGTTGCACCTAAAGAAGAATGATAACAAGTCCAATCAGTACTTGAAGATGAAGTACATTTAAGAATAATAAAATCTGGTTTTACTCCTAAACCATGACCAATAGTTAAATTTGAACCCGTTCCTGTAAATCGAGCTATGCTAAATCCTGATGCAGTGCTTGCTGAAACTGTTGATGTTACAGAACCATCAGAATTTGATGAACCTGATGAGTTTCCTGCTTTCCAGCACCAAGATACAAAAGTTCTGCTACTTTGATTTGCAAAATTAGATGTTCCTAAAGTAAAACCATCACTATCAAAGGACTTTAAACCTTCTGCAACAGTGTATTCTCCATCTTGTGTATCTGAATGAATAACCTTAGTTGCACCTCTAACTGAATCATGTATAACATGGTTTTCAGAATTACTTCTACATTTAATCCAGACAAAATCAGGTTGCATATTTTCATCACCATCTAAAGTAATAGCTTGTTCACTTCCTGTTCCGCTATAAGTTTTAGCCTGAAAATATAGTTCTGAATTGTCTATTGTTGTATAAGCCATTATCCAAACTCCGCTAAGTTTTTTGTATTAAGTGCATAATATCCTGATGGTACTGAATATTCAAAGTTTCCATAACCATTGGCATCTGCGTTGCCTGATGAAATTGTAAAAGCTGAACAACCACCAAAATTAACTTCAGAAGTTGTGTTAATTCCTGTATTTATAAAAGGAAAAATTGTGCCTCTTGTTGTGCTCATATTAAAATCTGAAACTAAAGCTGATCCATTTCGGTAAATAGAAATGTTATAGTTATCCATATCTAAAGCTATTCCCATTATTTGACCATCTGTAAAAAGACCATAATCATTTGACGTTGCAGTTCCATCAACCACCATTTCTCCACCATCATCATTTCTCCAACAAGTAACTCCTGTATCATTTTGTAATCCTGTAGCATTTTGATATAATTCACTTGTATTTTCACTTATTGCACCATGATTATGATTTCCTACAGTTGAAGCAATTTTAACTTCCCAATACCATTTTCCAGCAGTCAAACCAAAAGTTCCTATTCCAGCACCTTGAGGATCACTACCACCAATTACCATTTTACAATTTCCTTCTGAAAAAACATAATTTGTTGTTGGTACTAAAGGATTCATAGTACAAAAATTATTAGTGCAAGTATCAGTAGATTGATCTGTTGCTGTAATATTAACTTCTGTAAGATCAGTTCCACCATTTGCATCGTTGCCTAAATTACTTGAATCTTCAAAGTCTAAATAAAAA